GGGAGAGAAAAGCCGTGGCAGAGCGCCACGGCTACGGTGTAGGTCTGGGAGTGTCCTCCCGCGCCTGAGATGGCCGGAGGGCAGGTCGCCAGGTATCGCCTGGCTCGGTCGGTGACGGTCATGCTGTTGTTGTCGTTGTAAACGAGTGCAGGCTGTTTTGATCCAAGGCGTAGGTCGGCCCGTACCCCAAATTGGTGAGGTTCTTGTCGCAGATGAGTTCGCTTCTATATGCCCAGCCGACGAAGCGAGTTGAGGTGTCCTGCACGATGCCCAAAACAAATACGTCGACGTCTTCGTGCTTCTTTTTCGCCGTGGCTAGCAGCCTTCCGTTTGGCCTGGTCGTGGCCTTGATGTCGACGCGCTCGTTTTGCGTCACGTTATCGTACGATCCAGCTCTAGGTGAAATCGAAACGTCGAAGTAAACATTCTTCCACTTTGCCCAGGCGATTTCCGCGATGATTCCGATCAGATCCGTTTCGTCGTCTGATTGCGGTCCCATCTTAGCATTGGCCACCGCGTTCGCCCGGTTCGCAATCATGCGCAGGTTGGCAAAGTTTTTTGCGGCCAACATTTCGTATGGGTTAAGTTGCACGGTCATGTGGGGAGTTGTTTCTCGAGCTTGTGCAGGTGGATGACGATGGACTGCAGAGTGGTGACCAGGAACGCCAGGTGGCCCTCCTCAAACTCGTCGTCGTTGAGGACGGACTCGATGGCCACGACGCTGCGGATCAGCAGCTGGCGCTGGTCCGCGATGATGCGATCACGTTCTGCGAGTGCGTCTTTTACCATCGGGGAGGGTGACCTTGCGGCGGATCTCGTCGTCGCTGGGGAGCGGCGGCTTCCGCTTGAAGATGCGGTCGTAGTTGCTGCGGTACTGCTCGCTGAAGCAGTTTCTGGGTGAGTCGCCCTTGCCGTTCATGGGTCGATGCAGGAGCGGACGTCGCCGATTTCGCGGCGAATGTGCTCGGCGAGAGCCTCGACGGTCTTGTAGTCGTGCCCGTGCTTGATGACCGAGCGAAGGTGCTGGTCGATGTCCTCGAGGAGCGCCCAGGCCGCGCCGGCGTGCACCGCCTGCAGGTGCTCGGTGCGTTCCTCGGGCAGAGTGAACTCGAGCGTGGCCTTCACGGCTGCGCCTCCTTCTTTGCGGCGCGAACTGCATCTAGCGCGGCGGTGATGGCCTTGATGCGCTTGAACGGGTCGCCCGGTTCCATCATCAGCGCGTGCTTCAACCCGACTTCCGCAGATGCTAGCGCCTCCCGCAGCTCGGCGTTCTCATTCTGCCCCGCGCAGTCGGTGCCACCGCACGTGCATTCCCAGTTGGTCTGGTTGTTCACTCTGGCCAGCTCATTGCGCAGCTCCGCGTTCTCGGCCTCGAGCTTGTCGAGCTTGACTCGGTACTCCACGCAGGCGGCCAGGCACTTGTTGATGTCGCTCATGCGTTGCCCTCCTTGCGGCGCAGCGTCGCGGCGCGGATGCGCTTGGCCATGAACTGATCGTAGCCGTCCGAGATCTCTCGGTAGAGCTGCATGGTGGATACGGTCTTCGCGACCGGCCGGCGCTCACGCTTCGCGAGCGTGGCCCGCTCCCACTTGTACGTGTTGCTCTGCCTCTTCATGCGGCGGCCTCCGGTCTCACGCCCGACTGCGCCCACTCATAGCAGATGAGGTAGCCGTGCGCGTCCACGATGTTGTCCGCCTTGTGGGCGTGAACTTCGCGGGCGAGCTTAAGGCCGACCATCATCAGGATTGCCTCTTGCGCCGTGATGTCGCGCTTGAGGATCGGGTGCAGGAGACCGCTCCAGATCTTGGCCACCTTGGCGTAGTCGTCCGCCGGGTTGCCGTAGCTGGCGTTGCGGTCGCCGAGCACCAGTTGAATTGCGGTGTCGGCGTGCGTCACGTTCCTCCTCCTTTCTTCGCCTCGACTTTCTCAAAGGCCTTCATGCCTTCCTTCAGCAGTTCGATGGACGCCCAGATCTTTTCGCCGTCCGGTGCGTGGCAGGTGCCGATGTAATTGGGCCGGCGCATCAGGCCTTCCTCGTTGGTCTCCACCTTGTCGAGCATCGCGAACAAGCCGGTGGCGCCCTGGTGCATCTTCGCGGCAGCGTCGTGTAGCTTCTTCATGCGACTGCCCTCCGCTTGTAGTAACTGACGCGAACGCGAAGGCGCTGAATCATGACCTTCTGCTTCTGCAGCTTCTCGGTCAGCGCGTGGATCTCCGACTGCCAGGGCGCGTCGCACCTCGGCTTCTCGTTTTCGTGCGAAAGGTCGACCAGCCTCTGCTGCAGGTCTTCGACCTGCTGCAGGTGCTCGGCGGCCTGCTGCTTGATGGCGGTGTTGAGCCGCGAGGGCCGGACCAGCATGAGGTCAAGCCGACTTAGGAGTTTGTTGATCGTGTTCATGGGAAGAAAACGGGTGCTTGCCGGCGGTGATGTTCCAGATCGTCGCGTGGCTGCGGTTAAAGCGTTCCTCGAGCTGGGGGCGTGTAACGGATCCGCTGCGCCAGAGGGCCAGAATCTTGTCGTGCTCCTCCTGCGTCATGAGGCGGCGCTGCTGCATCTTGAACGTGCGCGGAGGACGCACGGAGCCTGGTTCATGGACGGTCTCGCTCTGCTTGGCGTATTTCTCGAACAGGTACTCCACCGCCCGCATCACCTCGGAGGCCGGGTGCTCGCGAAGAGGTCGAGTTGGACTTCTGTCGAGGGGATGGCGTGGGGACATGGGAAGGCGGAGTTGATGAGCTGCACGACCATTCGGTCCCAGCAGCGCGGGCAGTATCCGTCAGGCGGCGGCGGCGGTCTCTCGGTTGAAGGTGACGCTGTATCCAAGTTTCTTGTATGTCTTCCAGCGGGCGAACCACTGGCTGTGGGCCAGCCCGGCGCCGCGGTCGTTGAAGTCGTGAACGGTGCCAAACTCCTTGCCGGCGTGCGGGCGCATCACGCGGCCGGCGCGCTGCTCGATCTTGCCGGCGGAGCGCCCGCCGGAGGCGAGGACGAGCACCGAGGCCCGCGGCACGTCGAGGCCCTCGTCGGCCAGGCTGGTCGCGATCATGCAGCGCAGCGTGCCGTCGCGGAAGGCGTCGATGGCGGCCTTGCGCTTCGCCTTGCCGAGCCTGGCGTGGACGAGCTGTGAGCCAGGGATCCGTTCCTGCAGCTGCTCGCCGTGCTCAACGGTCGACACCAGCACCAGCACCGAGCCCTCGGAGCGCGTGGCCAGCTCGACGATGCGGTCGTTGCGGCCGGCGTTGGCGCGGATGGCCTCCGCGGTGAACTGCCAGCGTGCGCGACGCTCATGCTCGGCCGGATCCACGAACGGGTAGCGGCGGCACCGGCGCAGGGTTTCCTCCGCGGTCTGCCGGTCGATCCAGTCGTTGAACATCCCGGTGACGTCCAGGTCGTGGACGATGACGCGGCCCTCGGTGATCGAGCCGCCGGCCTGCACTTCCTCGCGGGGCACGACGTGGAACTCCTTGAAGAACCCACGTAGCTTGTCGTCGCGCTCCTGGTCGCCGGCCCAGGGAGTCGCGCTGAAACCCCAGATGATGCCGCGGGCGCGGCCGACCGTGGCCGACCATGTCGCCGCCGGCATGTGGTGAGCCTCGTCGACAATGACGAGATCCGCGGTTGAGCAGTCGGGCTGCGCCGCGACGCAGTGCGCCGCGATGTGCAGGTCAAAGATCGCTGCGGCCGTCTCGGCCTGCTGCACCTGCTCGCGGGTGTTGGCCAGCCAGGTGATGCGTGCGCCGAACGGGAACCGCTTCGCGGCTGCGGCTGCTGCCATGATGGTCTTGCCGCTGCCGGCCGGCGAGACGATGAAGCCCCGCTGCTTGTCCTGCAGGAACTGAACGGCGTCCTGCTGATAGGGTCTCAGCTGCATGAAAGTGTGCGCGTTGACCAGTCGCGCCCCTGGGGTAGCTTCAGAACTCCTCGTCTGCGGCACCCGCCGCGGCCGAGTAACGCTTCACGCGCAGGACCGACTTCTGCTCGCCGTCCTTCACGTATGTTTCCGCCTCAAGCCGCACCTGCAGGCGCTGGCCGACAAACTGCTCCAGGAATCCGTTGAAGGATTCGCGCTTCGACAGATCCAGCTGCGTGCCGTCGTCGATCTGAACCTTCGGGCACGCCGCCAAGATCTGATTCAGGCGCCACCAGGCGGCTTCCTTGTTGTAGAAGGTGTCGCTGACGACGCAGGCGTCGTCGGAGCGCATCACCAGTTTGACGATGGCATCACCCTTCGGCGTGATGGCCGGCTCGGCCTTCACAACTTGGACGGTGTAGACACCGGGCTTGTCGAACGATTTGACCGACGCGGAGGCGCGGTCGACGGTGAACATGGCGGGCATAAATCAGGCGGCTTTCTGGTTGTGCCACTTGGGCAGGGTTAGGGTTTCGACCTCGCGGCTGTACGCGGGCCAGGAGTTGAACTCGCAGCAGGAGGCGATGGCCCGCAGCTGCTGCTGCATCTGCATGTCAGCGAGCGTGAGGTCGCCCTCGTCGAGCCGGTAGACGGCCACGGCGAACGGCGCCTCTTTCTCGACGGCGATCAGGTAGAACGGCAGGTCGCCGCGGCCCTGGAGCTTCAGCATCCGCCGGTAGTGGGCCGCCTGCAGGTCGTACCTGTAGTTGGAGACCGACTTCGCAAACCCGGCCGGCGAGGCGTCCTCGGTTGTCTTCAGGTCGACAATGGCGTTCTCGCGCACCCAGTCCATGCGGGCCTTCAGCGGCAGGCCGGTCTCAACGCACTGGTTGAACACCGACACCTCGGCGGTGCCTTCGCCCAGCAGCGCAGAGGCCGCGGGGTGAATACGCACCGAGTCGCGCATGGCAGTGAGCTGCTCGCGCTCGTCGTTCGTGATGATTTCCTTGCCGGTGTTCTGTACCTGGAACTGCTCCCAGATGCTTTTCCCTTCCTTGGTGCGCCGGTCGACGATGGGCGCGACGGCGGTGGTGGAGCCGAACAGGTCGGGCTGCAGGACGGCCAGGTGCGTGAGCGTGCCCAGCCGCATGGCGGGCGTCTGCTCGGGCGGGGCGGTGAGCCAGGCCTTCAGGTGCGCCGGCGAGCGCATGGCCTGCTTGATCGCGCTGAACGAGTATGCCTGGTCGGCGTGATACTGGTCCGCCGGCAGGTCGTTGTAGATTCCAGGTTTCATCGGGGTCACTTGTTGATCGCCTCAAGAAAGGCCTTGGGGTTCGCGATGACCTTGGCCGCGAGCGCCTCGGGCATGTCGCGGAAGTTCTGCTCCGCGGTGATGTGGCCCTTCGCGAGCAGGTAGGCGTTCGCCTTGTCCGCGTGCGACTCGAGGATCGACTCGAGCTTGACCAGGTTGGCGTTCGGCGTGGCGTCGACGACGGGCGTCACGGTCTTGATCTCGGGCGCTGCCGGCGTGGAGGATCCGGTTGAGTCGGTGATCTCCTCTGGCGTGTAGACGCCGAACACCACCTGCGGCGCCAGCAGTCGCACCGCCTCGGACACGACGCGGGCGGTCAGCATCTGGCGCGGAAATTTGCGCCAGTTGTCCTTCAGCTTGCCGTCGCGGCCAGTGGCGACGCCGTTGCTCATGAACTCCTCGAGCGTGGCGCGGAAGGGCAGGGAGTTGCCGCCCAGGGTGAACGTGGCCTCGACGACCTTGTCGTCACGCCGCGTCCACTTGACGGTGCCGCCGGACATCTGGAACTTGGCCAGCATTGCGTCGGCGCGCATCGAGAGCTTGCCCTCAATCACGTGGTAGGTCTTCGCCAGCTCGAGCGGAGCCTTGCGCTCGGTCATGCACTGGAGGGCCAGCACCTGGCCTTGCTCGACCTTTTGGCATCCGAACATGCCGGAGGTGGCGATCATCTCGCCGAGGCGCTCGACCGCCTGCAGCGGGTCGTGCATCCTGTTGTAGACATCCCCGTCCGACTGGACGGGAGCGTGGACGGTCAGAGCCGTCGTGGTGGTTTGTGTATTCATGGGGAGAGACTGAAAACTGAGCGTGGGTTAAAAGTGTGCGGGCACTGGGGAGTTGCCCGCGGGGCTGGTCACTGCGTAGCGGGGGCTGGCCCCGTTTTGCGTTCGGGCGAAGTCGAGGATCAGCAGCGCGTCCGCGACCTTCAGCGTGACGTCCAAAGTCGGGAACCGGCGGGCCGCCTCGGCTTTGAGCTTGTTCTTCCACTCGGTCGTGGAGGCGCACTCGCGCTTGGTTCCGAGGCGGAAGTGCTTTTGCCAGTCGTGCGGTTTGGTGAGGATGACGCGCAGGCCGAGCGCCGTGGCGGCGCCCTCGATGTATCCAAAATTCTTGAACAGGACGGCGGTCGTGGAGGAGGGGATCGCCTTGCCGACGAACTTCGGCACGTCCTCGATCCAGATCTCGGGGTGATGCGTGCCGACGACGAGCGAGCGGATGAGGTCGATCACGTCGGTGATGGCCTCGGGCATGCCGACCGCGCCGAGCTGGCCGTCACGGTCCCACGCGATGCCGCCGGAGGCGCCGGGGTCGACTGCGATGGTGAGCTTCATCAGCGGCTCCTCCAGATGACGGCCATCGCCTTGGCGGTGCAGATGCAGAGCAGGACGCCGGTGGCGACCAGCGCGGTCTTCGTTGTGATGCCGAGGCCAACGGCCACCAGCGCGATGCCGCCGAAGAAGACGGTCATCAGTGCGAGAAAAAGTTTGGTGTCGGCGTTCATGCCGCGTGCGGGTAAAAGGTTTTGCGCTGCTCGCGCTCGAGGGCGGCCTTCAGTGACCGCAGGGAGTAGCGCCCCTTGGCGCAGGGACGTACCTGGTGCCGCTTGCGCCAGCGCAGGAAGGCCTGCTCTGGGTCGGCCAGGTGAGCCTTGCCGACGAACGCGATGGCCTCCTTGAGGTTCAGCACGTCGCGTTGCACCGGCTGCTGCTCGCGCTGCAGCTCGACGACGCGACGGGCGATGGCCTCAATGTCCTCCGGCGAAAGCATCACTCGATGTCGGACAGCGCGCTCTTGCCGCGGAACACCACCTCAACGGCGGCGAGCAGCATGAAGACCGTGAACGTGAAAACGGCGGCAACGCCGGCGAGGGTGGAGACGAGCGGTTTCATAATTATTAGTTAGCGGGCACGAAGAGAGAGCATCCCCCGCTTCAACGAGACCTCCCTGGTCAGAAGCCGCTCGACCAACTCCGAGAGCGAGCAGTTGTACCGCTCGCGGGCGGCCTCCAGGGCTTCGGCCTTCAGGCGGGGATTCAGATACAGGTTGGTGGGTTTTCCGGTACGGCGCATCGGGGAATCCATTAGGGAATGCGCAACCGAATGCGCATGAGTGTGCGCACACTCAAGAAAAAATTGACCTCGCGCATTCGTATGCGCATAAACGCCGCAGTGAAATCGTTCAGAATTAAGCCGGAGCGCCGCAATCGGCCCACAAACCTGACGCTTGATCCTCAGATCAAGGAGCAGGCGATTGCCTTGGCGCAGGAGCTGGGTTACCGCTCTCTCAGCGAATGGGTGTCTGAATTACTGCAGGTGGAAATCACCCGGCACGCCGCGCTTTTGGACGCCGACGAGGCAGCGTCTTCATCCGCCGGCGGAAGTCCGCGAGTTCGACGGCGGAAAGGTAAGTGAGGGCCAGTCGCAGCGCGGCCCGGTAGTTGCTCAAGGGGTCGTTCATGGGAACGTCCAAACGGAGGACGTCGCTCAAATCGAGCAACGTGGTGGAAACGCTTAGACTTGGCAAAACTCTACCGGAGACCCTGGGACATGGGTAGTCCCACCCTATGGTCGCAGCGCGAAAAACTTCTCGGCCTCGGCCTTGGTCGTCAGTCCCCGGTAGTGCCGGTACAGCATCGTGGGGTTGCCGTTGTGGCCGAGCCACATGGCGACCTGGCCGGGGTTGTTGGTGCTGGCGACCGCGTAGGTGGCGAACGAGTGGCGCAGGCAGTCCTGCGGCCAAGTGGCCATCCCGATCAGCTCGCGGCTGCAGTAAACGAACGTGCGCCGGGTGGTCGGCAGAACGTCCTGGTCGTTGCCCTGGGGCGTGAGCCACGCCCACACGGTCTCGGGCAGTCCCTCCATGATGCGCGCCTCGCCCGTCTTGGAGATTTCCGCCGGCACGCGGATGATCTGCTCGTCGCAGTTCACATGCTCCCAGCGTAGCTTGGGCTTGTTGTCGCCGGCCATCTCCTCGGGCCGGATCCCGGCGAAGAGCATGAGGGCCAGCGCGGAGCGCAGTCGTTCCTGGCACTTGAGGAGTAGTGTGCGGCACTGCGGCACCGTCAGGAACTTGGTCGAGCCTTTGCCGCCGGCGGCGGGCGCCTGGAACTCGAGGCCTTGCGTCACGACCTCATGGACGAGCGGCGGATCCTTCTGCAGGGCGTAGCGCCAAAACGCTCGGGCGGCGCGGGCGGTGGCGGCGCGAGAGGAGGCGCTCTCGGTCACCTGGGCGAGCCACTCCTTGAACTCGCCGCGGGTGATGCCGGCCATCGGGCGGTCGCCGAACTTCGCCACGATGGTGTTGATGCGCTCCTCGTACCAGCTGTACGTGGCGCTACGGGCGCCGCCGGTCAGGCGGCTGCGCAGGAACTCGTCGGCCACGGTGGAGACGTCGGCCGTCTTGATCGCGGAGCGGCGGTTGAGCGCGAGGAGCGCGGCCTGCTCCAGGGTGAGGTTGAGCGGCGCGAGGAGGGCGAGCGCCTTGCGGGCGTCGTTGCGCTGCGAGGGAGTGAGGGCGTAATTGGAGCGCGTCATAAAATCTTACCTGACTATCAATCAGGTGTGCCTCATGCACACCTGACTCAAAGTCCGAGGTGCTTCAAAAACGACAATGGCTTCAGAGGGAGAAAATGATAGCCAAAAGAGGACGCGACTTTTGTAAGTGGCACAAAAAAACCCGCATTTCTGCGGGCTTTTTTTACCTAAGTCATTGGCGGAGAGGGTGGGATTCGAACCCACGGTACCCTTTCGGGCACGCCTGATTTCGAGTCAGCATTCGCAGTTCGTCATATTAACGGTTTACGCAGCCGCCTTCTGCTCGTTTCCGTATTTTGCCTCCCTGTACGCGGTGTGCGCGGTCTCCGAGATGGGGTAGCTGCGGTGACATTTTCGGCACTTCATCTGGTAGGTCTTCGCACCGGCGGCGCTGACGCGGACGCCTCGAGCCACGAAGACGTCGGTCGTCGTGCAGTGCGGGCACGTCCACTTGTCGCGCCCGGCGAGGACGCCGGCGTGGGTCTTGTGCGGCACGTGCGGCGCCAGCTTGGCGTACACCTCCTCAAGCAACTGCACGTCGCGCTTGCAGTAGGCCACCATGCGCCGGAGCGCCTTGGCGTCACGCTGCAGCACGATGGCCTTCCAGAGTCCGAACTCGGTGGAGTGCTTGCGGCCAAGGCCGAGGAACGCGCCCAGGTAGTCGAGCCGGTTGGAGTTGAAGAGGAACCTGCGCTTGGCCCACTGCAGCGTGTCCACCGTCTTGTACGTCGGGAACGTGGGCAGGCCATGATGCACGCAGCGAGCCTTCACCCAGGGCAGGTCGAAGCGGTCGCCGTTGTGCGCGACCATTTCGTCGGCCTCGGCGGCGACCTCGAGGAACGTGGCCAGCATCTCGCGGTCGCTCTGGTCGTCGTCCCAAGTTAAAGCGTGAACCTTGCTCTCACCCTCCCACTTGTAGCCGATGCAGATGATCGCCCGTTCGTGGAGGATGTTGTCGTGGTCTATGTTGATCTTGTACCCGGTGCGCCACGACAGCACGACGTTCGGCGACGTCTCTATGTCCCAGAATAGCCGGCGCAGCTTTGGACGCAGGCTCACTTCTTCGAGTACCGGCTGCCGAACCACCAGAACAGCGCCGTGAACGCGCCGAACGTGATCTCGCCGAGCATCTCCTGGCGGGCGGCCTCGGGCGACACCGTGAACACGTACACGAGGACCAGCAGCAGCGCCCAGGTCAGGCCGGGCCGCGTGAAGTTTCTGAAGGCATCCACGCCGAGGTAGATGTTCGCGACCAGCGGCGACGCGCTCGCCGGTATGTCGATGGCGCCGGATCCCTCCTGGCTTTTCGCAAAGGCGTTCCACGCGGCCTCCTTCTCGGCCGCGGCGACCTTGGCGTTGAGCAGCATGATCTCCACCTCGGCGTCCTTCTTACGCTTCCAGGTCTCAAAGATCGACGTGCCGAGGTGAAGCAGGCTGCCGAAGATGCCGCCGCCGGCGGCGTTGAACAGGATGTCGGTGATGCTCATGCGGCTTTCCTTTTAATCATGCGCTGCGCCTCCTCTAGCGAGTTGGCCACGCC